CAGAAGAGCAATACCAGAACCTTATAGGAGGTATAGGCGCACCTTCCGTGTTGGGCACGGATGGGGCAGACAACACAGCAGCTACTGGGTTGTATAATGAGGCTGCAACAATCGGAACCAATATGGACACTGGTTTCGCTGGGGTAAATACCAATATCACAGACAGTATAGCTGGCGTTAATACAGGCGTTAATACAGGCTTCGCTGGCCTCACCACTCTGCTCGACCAATATAAAACAGACCAAACTAATCAATTCGGCGCAGTAAATACTGCAATGACTGACAATGCAGCAAACATAAATACTGGCCTTGGAACGCTTCAAACAGGCCAAGATGCCGGGTTTAATAACATGGGCACCCGTTTTGATACCGTGGATACCGCTGGAGCTGGTCTGCAGACCGCTGTTGATACCGGATTCCAAGACACCGCCGCAACTTTGGCCAACACAAACGCTAATATTAATACAGGCTTTGCGGACGCTAACACAGCTATGACCGGGGGCTTTGCCGACACTCAAGCAGGGATCACTAGCGCTGCTGACGCAGCTAACACCCAGCTCAGCGGCGTTTCTGACAATGTTCTAGCAGGGCAACGGGGGCTGGCCACAGACCTCGGGACAATGTCCTCTAATCAAGACATCTACGCTGGATCCGTGCTTGGTAATCAGGAAAATATGCAAGGCACTCAGGACAGCTTCCAGAGCAACTTCGATGATTATGTTGAGCGCTATTCCGATGACGCATCTTTGGCCCAGAGTACCCGGGCAGATATGCAGACCGCCAATGCCAACGCTAATCAGGCCTTGCGGACGGATATTGGCAGACAATCAGATGCAGCTAACACGCAAGCCCAAGAAACAGCTCGCCGGGTACAGGCTGTACAGATTAATCAAGCAAAAGAATTGGCAACGCAGGTCGCTAATAATGGTGGGGTGGATGCTGGGACACGGCAGAACTTTGCTAATCTAACTACAAGTTTTGACGGTTCTGGGAACTTAATTCCCTCATCCGTAGATGGTACGGGGAACAGGGTAAATCGAGCGATAGACCAACAAGGTAATTTGGTCCTGACCTCATTCAATAATCTGGGTCAATCAATCGGTAGCCAGAGTATCAATATCGCGCAGTCATTAAGCGTACTTGAACAGCTCAATAGAGACAACACTGCGAGTACAGGCTTTGCTGCCCCTTACCTATCAACAGGATAAACATGCACCCACAATCAATCTCCGCCCAAGGCATCAATTTAGTTAAGAAGTTTGAGGGTCTGCACCGAGTGCAGCCCGATGGTATGGTTTCGAGCTACCGCTGCCCTGCAGGAAAATACACATGCGGATTTGGTGCCACTAGAGGCGTCAGATCAGGAACTAAGTGGACTAAAGAGTACTGCGAGCAGCGGCTTATTGAAGATCTAAATGAGCACGGCAAAGCTGTTAAACGACTCGTTAATGTCCCCCTATCTCAATACCAATATGACGCTCTCACGTCTTTCGTTTTTAACCTCGGGTCGGGTGCTTTTAAAAGCTCCACACTCCTAAAAAAGCTCAATCAAGGGCTATACGATGAAGTCCCAGAGCAGCTGATGCGCTGGAACAAAGCTAGGGTAGATGGCAAGCTTACTCCATTAAACGGGCTTACCCGTAGGCGTTCAGCAGAGGCTTCTTTGTTCTCCTCAGATGCTGCTCTGCCCTCCGATGAGGGCGGCTCAGAAATGCCCCAAAAGGTATCTGCAGCTGCGCCTAAATCTTTAGCCAAGTCTAAGACAATGGCTGGCGCAGGTATTGCTGGAGCTGCCACTGCGATGAACGAGATCTCAGGCCAGCTGCAGGGCTTATTGCCCTATGCGGATAGCTTAAAAGTATTGTTCTTAGTCTGCGCGATAGGCGGCATTGGCCTTGCCGCATACGCACGATTTAAGGACCACTCAGACGGGGTTCACTGATGTTTATCTTCGGTAAGATCAAGATTTACTTAATAGCTGCTTTGGCTATGGCCATGCCAATCATTTACGTGATGGGCCGTTTGTCTGGCGCAAACAAAGAGAAGCAGAAAGTCCTCAAGGACGATCTACAGGCCGCTAACAAAAAAACTGATTTCTATAAGGCGATTGCTGATCATGAAGAAGATCCTGCTCTTAGTACCCGTGATGGCATCATTAATCGGGTGCGGAACGGTCTATAGAACACAGCTTGAGGCGTATTGCCCAGCTGTTGTTGTCTACTCCGATGAATTTAAAACAGGGCTTTCAACTGAGCTCGACAACCTACCGCCCCGAAGCACTTACGTGCTCACGGCGGTGGGGGATTATATAGCGCTGCGCGATGAGCTCGCTGTCTGTGCGAGCGAAAGGGAGAAGCTCTGATGGCTGAAGATACAAGCATTAGTCAGTCGATAAAAGACACGGTCTCTAAAGGCCTGTCAGATTTTAAAACATATCAAGAAGGTAACCTAGAGAAGGCCAGAGTGGACAACCCCGGCCTCAACTGGGGAGATTACCATAGCGGTAGATCAATAAACCCGGCTACAGGTAAGCTTGAATACGGATTAAATACTGGTGGCGATGATGGTCCTGCAGCTGCACTTGTAAGTGCCCCAGCCCCTGCAGCTCCTGTCTTGACTAGATCTCCCGGTAACGTCAGCGCCTCAGACATCCTTAAGATGGCTGAAGACGCTGGACTTGTGAAATCACAAGCAGACATGGAAGCTATCGTTGCAGACCCAAATGGCTTTTTATCCACCCGGGGGATGGTCATCACCGATCTAATCCCCTCAATGGATAAAACTGCTACTGGCACAAACCTCGACCCATATGACACACGATATGACCTCGGCACCGATCCCACACTGACCACAGCGACCGTGGATGATGTGAACGCTGTTGCTGGAGTTACGAATCCTGGGGCCGAAACTTACACAGCATCAACAGTTACTGGCAAATTAGATGCAAGCACCAAGGTAAATGCCGAGACAGGAACCATCGATGACGATAATCTTGTTGATACTAGCGATATTGAAATTGATGTAGCTGCAGAGTCTGAAGGCACAGGCGTACTGGGTAATTCCCTTAATGATTTCGCCGCGCAAAACATCTCCACAATCATCGATACATCCACCCCTGCGGGTAAGCTGCTTGCGGAAAAGCTTGGTGAGGGCGGTTACACCGACCACAAAGCAACTATTCTGGGGCAGATGGATATTATCTCTGCTGAGTTTAAAGACAGTAACGGTAATTCAAAAATCCCGCCTTGGGCACAGGCAATGGTCAGAGAGACTGAGAAGACTATTGCTTTCAGCGGCATTACTGGGACAGCGGCAACCGCTGCCTATGCGAATGCTGTGATGGAAGCGACCTTGGGTGTGGCTGATAAAGAAGCTGCTTTCTTCCAAACAATAACCACAAAGAACCTAGACAATCGCCAAGAGGGCATCATTAACAAAGCGAAGATCCTAGCTAACTTCGAGCTGGGTAATCTTAATGCTCGAGAGACAGCAGCGGTTACAAACGCCAAAGCTTTTCTGGAAATGGATCTAACAAACCTGACCAATGAGCAGCAAGCCGAGGTTGTTAATAAGCAGGCAGTTGTACAAGCTCTTTTCGAAGACCAAAAGGTCATGAACAGCCAGCGCTTATTTACGGCAGAAAGCCGAAATGAGATGGCTAAGTTCTATGATGAGCTGAACTCAGCAATCGCCCGGCACAACTCCACAGAAATGAATACTTTAGCTAAGTTTAACGCTGGGGAAACTAACACAATTTCTGAATTTAATGCTCAGATGTCCGATAGCCGGGACCGCTTCTACAGCGAGATGCAATATAATATTGATGTCAGCAACGCTAAATGGCGGCAGTCGGTAGAAACCACTAATACCGCTATGATGTTTGAAGCTGTGGGGCAGGACGTTAAGAACGCTTTAGATATCTCTACAGAGGCTCAGAACAGGCTCTGGGACAGTGTAGATAACCTGTTGGACTATATCTTTAAAGGTGCTGACAATGAGGCTACCCGAGACGCTGAAATCCTAGCTGCTCAAATCCGAGCTCAAGCTGGCAGCGGAAGCAGTTCTAGCGGTAAGTGGGGAGCCTTTGGCCAAATAGCGGCTGCTATTATTACGGCACCTAGTGACCAGCGCCTCAAAGAAAACATCGAGCATTTAGAAACTGTGGACGGTATCAGGTACTACACTTGGGATTGGAACTCCGAAGCTAAGCGCGTGGGCTTAAACAACGGGCCCACTTTTGGCGTGATGGCACAAGAGGTCCAGAAGACCCATCCCCAAGCTATTGTGCAAGGCCCACACGGATACTTGCTGGTGAATTACGGAGCGCTGCCTCAGTGATCTCAGACACAGTAATACCCTTTCCCCAGCAAAGTGCTGTTGACCGCCAGTTCGAAGAACTGGAGCGGCAACGTGAGCAAATTAGACAGCAAGCGCAATTAATAGCGGAGCGTAGAAATGAAGTTTGAAGATGCCATTAAGAAATCCATCAAAGGGTTTATCGAAGGCAAGGTGCCCCGCAATATTGCAGAGATGTCTGAGGAAGGGCTGATCTATACGCCCGAGTACCTAGACAAGCTTGAAGAGGCGATGATGGCAGAGCCAGAGGCTGCTGAGCCCACCGAAGAGGAGATGCTCGATGCAGAAGCTTAGTTCGCCAATCCCCGGAGCTAACTTTACCACCGATACCCGCAACTATGGCTGGCATAGGCCCCCGGACATTGTGGATTATGATGAAGGCGTTGAGTATTTTATCACCAAGATGGACGAGCCCCGGGAGACTGACCTTATTATGTCTCTTATTGATCTGGAGACACCAATCACAGTGATCACCGCTAGCCTAATGCTTCAAGGCATTAGCCGGGGAAAGATCCCCATTGACCTTGCCATACTCATGTCGGGGCCTGTCGCTCGGTATATTGAGATTATGGCTAAGTCTGAGGGTAAAACCTACGAGATGGGTGCTAGCGATAAAGATCGTGTGTCGATCACTCCTACAGCACTTAAAATGGCGCTTGGGCTCATAGATGCCGAAGACCCAATGCCTACGCCAGAAGCTGTCGAGCAGACGCTTGAGGAACCGCCAGAAGGCGGTCTCATGGCAATTCCAGATGCGCCTTTAGTAGCGTCTGAGGACGAGCAACAATCCATGCTTGGCGTGGATGAGGAACCTGTTGAAGAGGAGATGGCTGATGGGATGGCGTGACGTACAAGCTGGAGTTGCCAGCGGAAGCATAAACTACGCTCAGAAGCCTGACAAATTCGGCAGCTTTATGGAGGGCTTTGCCTCTGTTTATGCGCCTATGATGAGCAAAAAACAGGACGCAAAGCTTAAAGCTGACGCTCTAAAGGCCGCTGATAAGAAAGTGGCGCAGACTAAGCTGCAAGAAAAGCGTGAAACGCAAGCAGATGAAGACGCCCTGTACCTCAAACAAGCCCAACAGATTGCCCGAAACGTAGGTTTTGAGGGAGATGATGGCACG